GGACATATAAAATTATTAATAAGGGTAAAAGATTCATTTTCATCATCACCCCAATCTGTAATACCAAAATCACAGATACTCTCAGGAAGACTGGTATGCTTTTTGTTGTGTAAATTTAATTGTGCCTTCGTGATCATTAATTATCTTATTTACAATTGATAAACCTAATCCACTTCCTTTTGATTTAGTTGTAAAATAAGGTTTTAAAATATTTTTTAAATTTTTTTCAGAAAAACCTGTTCCATTATCTGTTATTATAATTTCTATATAATCACTTTTGTTTATTATTTCTATTTCATCCGGTGTAGGAATCGTTTTCGATTTTCCTAATGGTGCGTAGCCTACTCCTCTTGTCATTATTGTCCTCCTTTTGGTTTCATTTTAGCAATTTTTATTCTATTCGCATTCGCCATTTCTTGTTTTTCAATGGACGTATCTGCTCGAAGTTCTGCCAATTCTTCATTTTGATCAATTTTCGTTTCTTGAACATCTTGATTCATCATCGCCTTCATGTTTTCTAAATTAAGTTTTTGTTCAGCATCTCTTCGTTTGGCTTCGTTGTCAAGCGCTCTGATATCCAGTTCTCTTGATCTTAGCTTAGCAATTGGATCATGATCAAATTGAGAAGTAATTTTCTTTTCTTCCTTCATAAAGTCTTCCATCATTTCAGCGATTAACACCGCTTTTCTTGCTTCAATTTTTTGTTGAAGCTGCTGCATCTGTTGTTGTATCTGTGGATTTTGTTGGGCTAATGCAGGATTTTGTTGTAATGCTTGTTGCATCTGCATAAGTTGTGGCAGTTCATCTTTAAATTCCAATTCAATTTGTTCTTGCGCCATCAGCGAAATGTGTTCCAAACAATTCTTTTCAACGGCTCCCATCACCATCGGTGCATTTCTTACCAGATTCGTTGCTATAAAATTCAAGTGAGCAGTAATATGCGCACGGTGATCCTGACCCGGATAAGCCCTGAAAGGCATTCCCGCCAAAGCATCAATGTGCTCTAGCGCTGGATCTTTTGGCATCGGTGCTGGTGGTTTTTTTAAAATTAAATCAATATCCTTAACACCTAGTGCTTCGTACATATTTCGATACACCTCATACTGATTATGCATCTTTGGATTTGAGGATGCCAATTGCAGTTCCGTTTGCGCAAGGGAGATACGCTGAGTTTGAGAGAAAATGTTTGGATCCGCAACTGGCAGAATATCTACCCTGTCGTCAAAGTCCATTTTCATAATTTGTCTTTGGCCTCCAACAACATCGTATGGGTATACGGGTGGTAGATAAAGTTTGAATACTCTTGAGAGTAAATTAAATTCTTTTTTCATGGCAGCATAAAGTCGTTTATGAATGGCCGACATCGTTCGACTGCCTCTTTCCAACAAGGCTACGGTCGTGCCCACTGCTGCTTGTTGATTCCCATCGCCTACTTGCAGGTCCGCTATAGAAGCGAATCGTTGTCCTGCTTGAACCACGACCCCCATTAACTGTAATAAGGTTTGAGAGGGTTCTTTAAATGGAAGCATCATAAATGCATCTTTTAAATTTCCACCCGGAGCATCAACATCTCTAAATTCTCCAGGTTGAATCGCTTGTGCTTCATCCCTCATTTTAATTCCACGCATTTTAAATCCAGCAGGTAAATTTGATAATGTCCCTGCATCTAAAAGTTGACGAAGAGCCGCTGTTGCAGTACGGCTCAATCCGCCAATCATATGAATTAGGCCAAAGCCATAAAAGCCTAGGCCAGGTAAAAATTTAAAATGAACAAAATAATCAATTTTCTTTTTCATCTGATCACCCGCTTCAAAGTTTCTACGGATCGATAAAATTTTTCTTGTGCCTTCTTCAACCGTTACAATATAAGGCAGTTTAATTCCTGTTGGATTTCCTTCAGCATCTGCATCTTCAAAACCTTCTAGATCTAAATTGATATGACACTCAAGAATTGTAAACAATCGATCATCACGACCTCTTGTTGTTCCTTCTAGTTTTCTTTCCTTTTCTTGAAGTTCGGATTCGATTAAATGACTTGGTGTTAATTCAATATCTCGATAAAATCCGCCCACTTGTTGTTTTCTTAATTCATTCTCTGTCATACGAATCATATGGATGATTGATTCACAATCATCGAGTGAAGAGGCTGTATAAGGGACCACTAAATCATCTGCCGGAACAAATTTCGATACGGCTCGTTGCATTAGTTCATCGTAATACACTTTTTTAAATGCGGATCCTGCAAGCGGTAAATAAAATAACATTTGATCAAACTCCGCTTCATATTCAGGCATTTTATTCATGATTTGATAATTCATGAATTCTTTAACACGAATTCCTTGTTGTTCTTTGTCTGGAGAAAGTGTTCCAATGATCTGTGTTCTTACCGGTCCGGCGGAAGGTAATAATTCTTTATAAGCAAGTGATTGAAACTGAGTAACGGCTTCTGCGAGTACCGGATGCGTTGCACCGGAGGCTCCTTTAAAAGGTTCACTCCGATCATCGTACTTAAATCCCAAAAGATCTAGTCCTGAGGTATAAGATCGTTCCCAATCCCTTCTTGAGTTTTTGTAATCTTGATAATCTGTAAAAAGCCTCGAGCCTAACGGATCAATGACATCGTCAGGTAATAATTCTGCTAAATTGGAAAAATGATCTTCAGATTGTTCCCTGCTACCAATAGAAGGGTCAAAATTAATATCTACACTACCATCTTCGTTTTTTTGAACGTCAATAGGTTGTCCAGCCTCAGTTTGCTCTCTGATCTTCTCTTGTTGTTCTAATTCAACTTCTTGAGGTCCAGGTATGTTTACTGTTTGTTTAACGTTGGGTAACGTTTTGTCAATCTCTGCCATTTATTCTCCAATAGGGTTTTAACCTTTTTATATTCAATATTCAAGCCTTGTGGTAAGGGACCTTGCTTCGGGGGTACGGTTGTAGTTAGTTTTTTAACCATTAATAATACACCTGTTTCCCCCTAATAATTTTTTCTTCCTTATAGTCTTCAGGATGAGGTATTAGTCCGCCTTGCCTGAATCTCATGATAGCCTGCGTGGTACTATCCACAAGGTCATCGTGATCGCCATAGGGGAATGCTGCGCATTCCTCGATGACTTCCTGTGCAAACCCTTTGTGAGTGGGCGCCCATATGGTCCCGCTTTCAAATAAAGGGGCTACCGAGTTTACCCTTGTATGCTTATCATTTCCTTTTGAGGGTGTAAAGTTAATTACTGGAATGCCCATGTTCCGTAATTCATAAGTCAGGGGCAACCCTGATGCCTTCGCTTCGATAAGGACCGTTTCCGGTGACCAGTATTTATATTGTTCGAGTGCCTTTCTTCTTAGATCGGGGAACTCGTACCGTCCTTTAATGGCATCCACTAAAATCAAATTTGCAGGTTTGTCCTCATTTTCACGGAACACGCCCCACGTAGTAATAGCAGAATAATCCGCCGTTTCCTTTTTCATGAAGGCGGTATCATAAGACTGGATGATGTGTTCTAACTTCGGCATAAACTCATGATCCCACTTCTTCCACCATTCCCGTTTGATAATGGCTCCTTCTTCTGAAGTTGGATTCTGCATCCATTGCGCATTCCATTTGCCAAGTGATACTGAAGCTTTTACTGTTTCTAGCTCCTTGATATTCCAGTACTCCGGCCATACTGGCTTACCGCTCGGCATTACCGCTGGGAATTCTATAAGTTCCCTCTGTTCGGCTTTCGCTTCCTTCTGGGCCTGCATGAGCATGCCCGTTAAATCTTTTACATTCCACCTCGTCATTACACAGATAATCTGTCCGCCCGGTTGTAATCTTTGTCGTGGTCCGGAAGTATACCATTCATAAGCCCGCTCGAGTGCCGTTAAGTTCAAAGCATCTTGCTCCGAGTGGGGATCATCAATGATTAGAAGATCTGCACCTCTTCCGGTAATGGCACCACCGACACCGGCTGCGAAGTACTCGCCGCCTTGTGCTGTTTCCCAGCGACCCGCCGCTTGCGAATCTTCTCTGAGTCGTGTGGTAAAAATTTCCTGGTACTCAGGTGAATCAATCAGTGTTTTTGCTTTACGCCCGAACCGAATGGCAAGTTCCCCGGTATGGGTCGTTTGAATAATTTTTAATTTTGGGTTACGCCCGATCATCCAAGCGGGCAGCAAGGAGCTAGCGAACTCGGACTTGGTATGCCTAGGGGGCATATTAATAATGAGTCTCTTAATTTTACCCTCGGCTATTTCATTAAATTTTTTTGCTACAATTTTATGATGGGGCCCCTCTATAAATTCAGGCCATATATGCTTTACAAAACTTAGAAAATTTTTTTGGGCTAGAGACTGTTTCTTTTTTTCACCATACTTAAGGTACATCTTATAAAAGTCTTTTCTTACATCGGGTGGTAATTTTTTTATTTTTTCTAGGTTTATCTGCATAAAGGGACCCATAATGAATTTAGAGCCATTGACAGTGTAAATCAAGCAATAAAGGGTAAGTCTTGGGACCCCTTTTTTTTAAAGGTTATTAAGCATTGGTGTGTGTGCAAAGTTGGAGATGAACTTGGTACCTCTATTGAAAGCCCCGCGGAGCGCGCGAAGCGCGCGACGCGAAGCGAGTGGCTAGTCTAATAATGTCATATAAGCTTTAGCATTTAATCTGCTGAACTTATCTATTCCCTTTTGCATATCAGTATAGTTCTCGTCAATCTCATCTTGTTTAACCTTGTCGTATATCTTTACTTCTTCGGCTGTTAACATCTCTGATTGTCCAGAGTATGGGTTAGTTACTTTTATTTTATCTGTCATTTAGTTAGTCTTTCTGTTAGTTTTTTCATTTCAACAGTTCCCATTGATTCATTCATTAATGAATGATCTCCGCTTGTATTTGTGACATTGTTATAAACATTAACCTTGCCTATTGATTCCATGTGACTTTCGATTGATTGAATTAAATTCAATCTAGTCGCATGATATTCATTCCATTTTTTATCGTTCATGTTCCTCGCTTTCATATATGGGATTATATAAGAATTAATCCCCTTTGTCAACCTTTAATTATCTTTCTTTTAATCCATAACATGTGCATTGGTATTATACTTAATGCCAATAGACAGCCAATCGCTGATCCAAATGCTAAATCCAGATTTGTTGCACCGATGCCACCTAAAAAATCACTGAAAGTATTTCCCAATCCAGCGCCTACTGTTGCGCCTAAAACCTGTCTGTAGTTTTTTAGGAAACTTCTTCTCAATCGATATACCAAACAATGCACCTGTTAACATCACCGCATTATCTATTATGCCAAAAATTATATATTCAACCATTTTTCTTTCCTCGCTTTCTGTCTAGGATTATATAAGATTTAATCCCTTTTGTCAAGAACTATTTATAGTATAATTTCGTCATTATATTGTTGCTCGGTTATTGGTCTGCGTTCACCAAGTAAATCATTCTGATGTAATGAGTATTATTAGAACGATTATTAGTATGATCATAATTATACGTATAATCTTTATACCACGCGCCGCTCGCGTCTTGTCTCTTCGGCTCGTGTATTCTGCCGAAGTGATCAAGAGCCAGGTTGCCAAACTTCTTGAACCAATCATTCTGACATATCATTGAACACGCATTGCCATTAAGATACCAGAATGAAGATCGCTTGCGCGTTTCATAATGCTTGTCGCCTTTGCTGCCTCTTATTCTATCTTTAGTATGATACTCATGACACTTTGGACCTTGGCAATATTTCATTTCACTCATTGTATTGTTCTCGCTTTCATTTGTTTAACGTGACTATTAAACTCATCACTATCCTTAACGAGTTCCAATAGTTTTTCGAAAGTTAAAAGCGACATAACCCACATAACTTCTTTAGTGCTTAAATTTTCTCGAATAGTATTTATGCGCTCAACTGCTTTATTTAAATTAGGCGCACACTCATTAACATATGCAACAGCCGAAAGTATTTTCGGCTGTAGATATTCTGGCAAAGCTTTTAATGTTCTATGTTTCATACTTTCACCTCGCTTATTTTCCATGATTTAGATGCACATCTAATTCCATCTGCATCGACATCAAAGTATCTTAGATATGGATAGCCATTTACTTTGTGAGTATTTTCCTCACAATCTTCTGTCCATTTTCCTCTTCGTGTAATTGTCTTGTCGTGTTTTTTTGCATAATATTGGATTGTGAAATATGTACCAATATCGAATTGTTGTTTTTTCATGTTTATTCTCGCTTTCTGTTATATGGGATTATACCACTATAATCCCATATATGTCAATACACAAAATTAACTATTTTTGTGCTTGTTGTTGATTGTATTTACTCTGTGAGTAA